CGGGGAATGACAGATACTTTATCTCGGGTGATTATTCATCCGCGACTGATCTGCTGTCCTCGAGGGCCTCTAAGGTCGTGTGGGACACGGTCCAACATCGAATCGTGATCCCTAATGAACTGAAGCGCAGGCTTTGGATAGGATTATTTGATGCCCGAGTCGATTACTCGAAGACGCTCAACCAACTCACCAAGGGTTGGCCTGAGTCGTATGCCCAAGGTATCTCCGTTCCGGAGCCCTTTGATCAGAAGAACGGTCAGTTGATGGGGAATATTCTATCTTTCCCAATCCTCTGTATCGTAAACTTCTCAGCCCTCTTACTGTCCGTTTATCGGTCGGGCGAGCGGGACCACCCGCTCTTTGACACGGCATACCAAGCCGTCCACGGAGCGGGGGACCTGTTCGATAAAGAGGTATCAGGGGCACTGATCAACGGTGATGATATTGCCTTTCGGGCCACCACCCACCATTACGAGGTTTGGCGTGAGACAATCACGGAGTTTGGTCTGAAGATGTCGGTTGGGAAGAATTTCCTATCTCCGCATTTTATGACCATTAACTCCGAGTTGTTCCACCTGGACCCCAGTTCCGGGACTTTGCAGAAGCTGGAGATTCCCTGGTGGGGAGGCTTGATGACAGACCTGTACCGGATGCGGACACAGCTCAAGAGGAAGTTTGGAGTCGACGTTTTAACGTCTGACCCTCGCCTCGTACTGCCACGCATACAGGAGAAGTTCTTGTCCCGGTGCCCCGGACGCGAGGAGCTGGCGAACCAAATATGGTTCCGCCGATTCCGCGATTCAGGGATTCTGGACGCCTACAAGGGCCTTAATTGGTTCCTTCCTGTGGGCTATGGAGGACTCGGCCTTGATCCGATTGGTCTCTCGACGGGCCACGTGACTTTTGCACAAAAGTCGCTGGCTGTCCGAATGGCTTTAGACCGAGGAGACTCGGCCCCTCAGATAGGGGCTCAGGGATCATTGACCTCGGCGCCCGTGAGGAGGACGATCCTCGACATGACCCCCCAGAGGAAGACCACAGGTGACTTATTTGATCACCTGGGTCGTACCCTCGTGGATACGGGACGTGTGAGGGTCGAGTTCGACCTCTCAGGGGGCCTTGAGGTCCGTTTGGTTCCTGAGGTTTATGAGACCACCGATTCATTCGCAATGAATGACAACAGGGTTTATTCGTGGCTAGACTACCACGTTCTGGG